GCCGTCTTGCTGGTAGGTGTAGCCAACAGCGTCGGTTAGATCACCGTAGCCTTGGATAGCAAATTCAACGGCGTGCGTAGATACGCGGGTAGCTTGGTAGCCTTCCGCGCGGTATACGATGCCTTGCCCTCGCGCGTCGGCGCCGAGCCAAAAGACGGAGTTGTCCATCTTGGCTACCGAGTACGGCGCAATACAGCCGACTTCGTTATACGCGCCTTGGATGCGGCTGAGGGGGAACAACGGGTCGCCTGAGTTGTACCAGACTTCCACGGAGTTCGTACCAAACAACCACGCTTCGCGGTGGTCGATAATGAGCGATACTAAGCCGTCGGGCGAGCCTTCAGCGCTGGCAAAATCCAAGGGGTCAATCGACAAGCCATCGAGCAGCTGCGTCACCCATACTCGTTGCGAGTTGGGCTCGTTAAAAACAAAGTAGCCGTCAAGATAGCCGACGGTCACTGCACCCGGAAAGTCAGGGTCAGTAATTTGTTGAAACTCATCCGTGGCAGTGTTGTAAATGTAGCCATCCGGGTTTGCCGCAATAAAGATTTGCGTACCGTTGTCGGTCATCGACACCGGGCCAGTGCCCGACACTATACCTACGTAATCGGAGCCGGCCTCTAACAAAATGGTGCTGTCGTCTTCTAGCAAGACAAAACCACCATCTTCCATCGACAATTCGTTGCTGCTTGCAAAATTGTAATTAGTATCGAGTTTGTAAAACTCGTTACCCGAAACAACATACAAAAATCCCGCGTGCTCCCACAGCCCGCGAATCGGGCCGGTGCCAACTTCTTTTTTCAGTACCAACCCTGGGCAACGCTGCAGATACGCGGGCTCTTTGCCGCCTTCTTGGATAACTTCGGGGTACAAGTTGACCATCCGGCTGTCGGCAGCGTTGACCGACCGGATGACATACGACGATCCAAGGATCGGCGTCTTCATTAGAAGTTGCCCGTAAAGATGTTAAAGCGCGGGCGGTTGACAAGCAGTGCCGCCGGCATTGCCATCACGTCATCCGGGTTGTTGATACGCTTCAAGTTACGCTTGCTGTACATCGCAATTCGCTGCACTTGCGGCGACGGCTCTACGCCAAACTCCGGTGCAAGCTCGCAAGCCAAGTTGTAGCGAAACGCGCGCAAGTAACCCGGCGGGAACGTCAGATCGGTATCGAGCGCGGCGGGCGTCGTCAACGGGCGCACCGACACAAAGTGGAACTCCAGCACGCGAGTCGGCACTGGATAGACGTAAATCTCCACGTTGGGGTAGGTCATGTTGACCCACAGCAACTGCGGATACGTGGAAGTTACGGTCTTAACAGCAATATTGTTGTATTGCTCGTTATTGATCAGTTTGATGCCATACGACACGTTGGTCGAGGCGTCACGAAAGTAAGTGGCGTCGTCCATCAAGATAGGGCGCTCGGCGACAAACACGCCAGTTGGGCCCATCGTGATCGTGCGGACGTTAGGGAGCCAGTTGTAAATTTGGTCGATGGTGGAAAACACGGACAGACGCTCCGTGTTCCACGAATCAATCATCTGGTTCAGCGCCGTAAGAGCATCTTGCGAAGTGGCAGCTGAAGGCACTTCACCTTCCGCCAACATTCCGATCAGACGCAGCGCACCGTTGATCTGATCTGCAGCGGTGGTGGCCATTAACTACTCCTTACGGCGGCGGCGCGTTCTCAACGCGTTAGGGGCAGAAGTCTCCGACGCCGCCATTTCTGACGACGCCGGAGATTCTGAATCATCACAATCGGATGGGTCAAATTCTTCCCATCCGTGCTCCATATCTTCCCTCGCTTCCAGCCAGGAAATCGCAACCTTTTCCCCGTGCTTGGGGTGGCGAAGATAGATATTCGGCATATTACGACGCGAGCAACGGCAGGCTATACCACTGGGTGGCGCTATACGCGACCAACATCGTCGCGGTGCTTGCCGCGATGTTGTAAGAAGCGTTAGCGGACAGCGCGTTCACGGCAGCGCCCGAAGCCGGGTAAATTCTCAAGATAGCGGCAGCGCCGTTCTTGACGATAATTACCTGACCCGGCTCGGCAACCGGAAGAATCACGCCCTTCGTACCGTCAGCGCCGTTGACCAGCGTAAACGCCGAACCAAGCGCCGCAGCGTCGGTCTGGGCAGAGCCAGTCGCCGTGACGGTCGAAACACCCAAGAAAAGACTGCTCAACTGCGGGTCTGCGTAGGCAACACCAACTGCCTGTGTATTAGGCATATCAATACCCCTTTAGGTTATGCCCCCGGCGGGTTCCCCCGCCGAGGGCGTTGCCATTACGAAATGCGGTAGACAGTCCAAGTGCCGGAGCCGGTCTTGCGGCAACGGAAGTGGCCCGACGTTCCCGCCGAAACCGCACCCGCACCGACCAGCGTCCAACCCGTGCCAACAGCAACGGTGATCGCGTCAGCGCCAGCGTCGATGTTGATAACGAAGAAGTCAAACGCAGAGTCGTTCTTTTCGCCAATCGACGGGTAGGCAGCCTCAAGGAGAGCCACCGTCGGCAGCGTCAAGTTGCCAGCCGTACCGTTGAAAGTGAAAAGACCCGCGACCAGTTCAGCAGGGGAAGCCGTAGCGCCTGCCGTCAAGGCAAGCGGAGCCGCCTGCACAAAAAACAGCGGCTCGCCAAGATTGCCGTCGCCAATCTGATATCCACCAGAACCATTAGGAAGTGCCATTTTTAGTTACTCCTTAAATTTAACCATTAGCCCCAGAGGCGGACAGCCATCTGCGGACGGATCACCGAGTAGCCATACAGCACGTCGATACGGCATGGCATACGGTCGTTGTTGATGTCGTACTGACGAACAACGCGCATGGAGATGCCGTTGTGCACTTGGCGCGAAGCCATGTCAACGCCCTGCGGCATGAGCAAGTCAGCCGTGGCGAAGGCAATCGCATCGCGGTGGTACACAAGGTTCTGCGGGTACTGGGTCGACGCACCGCCCAAGAACGTAATCGCCGCGCCGGACTGCGGGAACGAGTCCACAGTGGCGAGGGCAACGCTGGAGGTGTAGATCGCCGGGCTAATCGAGACAGACGCATACGCGCCGCCCGAAGCCGTTACGTCCGCCGTCACCACGAACTGCTGGAGCGAGCCAGTTGATTCGCGGGTCTGCGGGTTGACAGCGTACACGTTAGCAATCGTGAACACGTCGCCCTTTCTCAAGGTCTGCGTGCCAGTGCCGGTGATGGCAATGGTTGAAGTACCCTGAGCGGTAACGGTCGTGGTCACGGTGTGAGCGCCCGAACGGCTGCCGGTCGTGAACTGCTTGATCGACTGCGACATGTTGAGCTCGTTATAGCCCAAGAGTCCTTCGCCGAACATGCCGTTCTTGAACTGCGCCGAAATGGTGCTGACCGGGTTGAACAAGCCCTTCATACCTTCAATGAGCGCAGCGTTGGCAGCCGGGTTAACGGTTGCGTAGCGCGGCGACATGACGGCAGCGGCTTCGTTGAGCTTCTGCTGGGCAGCCAACAAGACAGCGGTCGTGCCCGGCGTGGTGCCTGGCGTACCGACTGACTGGTAGATGTTGTTGAAGCTGTTAGCGACGTCCGCGTCGATGCTGGAGGCCAACTGGCTGATACGCGGCTTCAGCACGCGCTCGGCGAAGTCGTCCAACTGCATCGTCATTTCGGCCGTGGTGAAGTTCACGCCGATGTGCTTCTGCGAAGCCACGGTCAGGGTCGTGAACTGCTCGTTGTCGTCCTGCACTTGCAAGGCGGCACCGTCGGTGACAAGCGCGCGATCCGGCAAACGGATACGCAGCGTGGTGCCGATCTTGGCGCCCTCGACGGCGTAGCTGTTGTCGTACTGGCGGTTGACGTTACGGGTGATTACGAGGTTGTTCTCCAGGATTTCCAGAGCTTTCCGCGTAATCATGTCAATAGTAAGAATTGTATTAGCCACGAAAATGTCTCCTAAAAATTGTTAGCGACGTTGACGCGCTTCCCACTGCTTAATCTGGCGCTGACGTTCGCGTTCGATCCATTCAGACGTGCTCATGGCCGTAATCGACCGTGGGTCTGTGGTTTCGTAACCGCTACCGTTAGTGCCTCTAGCCGTTACCGGCTTGATTGGCGCGGGGGCGCTAGTAGTTTTCTTGATCGGTATTGGATTATCAGCCATTTTAGCCTCTATCTTGCCGATCTCTTTAGCCTGAAGGTACGGCGACAAACGAGAAATACGATCGGCTTCGCGGGGGTTTGAGCCTAGGTAATAAGCCAGCTCTGGCCCTACATCCGACGCCTGAATCGTCTCGGCCATCACAGGCGTAATTGGCAGTGACGGGTTGTAGGCGACCTTTTCAAAGTCGTCGTACTTTTCCCGCACGGCTTCTTCACGTTCGTGATAAGCCTCCACAAGAGCCATACGCTCGCGCTCTGCTTCGCGTCGGGCTAGAAGTTCAGCTGCTTTGCGTTCGGCCAAAGCCTCGGCATACGCATCTGGATCTAAGTCCTTGCTTGGCAAAGATGCAGACTCAGCCGACGGCTGGGCCTTTAGCGCTTGCTCTCGCTCCCACTTGCGACGTTCCCGTGCAAGCCTTTTGCCCACCATTGCGTCCAGCTCTTCTTGAGAGAACGACTTAGCAGGCTTTTCCTCCGGCGATTGCGTTTCCGCAACTACTTCAGACTCCGGGGCAGCCGTAGCCTCCGGTTCCGGCGCGGATACTTCCGCTACAACTTCAGGGACTTGGTTTTCGTCCGTCATACATCTTCCTTACGGAAACCTGGTGAACCGCACCAGTACGGGTAAACAATACTGTATGGCTTCACAGGGCGCAACAACTTACGGCCCGGCGTTACGCCAAGCACCACTGCTGTAGAAATACAGCCGGTTGTTTGTGGTGTCGATGACTATAGGCGCGACTCCCGTATAGGCAGTCGGCGTCCCTGTTGGCACGCCAGCGCAAGTTGGAACGTACAAGAATCCATCCGTTGCGGTAGTTGCCAAGGCTGCCGTTCCGACAATCGTCGTGCCGCTAAACAAGTTCGGCGCCGTACCGGCTGCAAAGAAGTTATAGCGGTTAGCGGCAGTCGGAATGTTTGAATAAAACCCGTAGTTGGTTGTTGCGCCAACCAGAGTGCTATCCACGCCAAAACCAATCTGCGAGGTCGGAGCCGTGCGGCTACCGCCCGTCACTGTTCCTTGTGTCGCCCAATAGTGAATATACGAACCGAGCGTAAACGCAGCGTCTTGAGTGCCAGCGCCAGTACGGTAGGCAATGTAGTCAGTCGTCGTGTTAGGAACAGTTCCTGAGTTCACAAGCGAATACGTCGCGCCAGTGCTAGATGGCAACGTGCCGCCAATGTTCATCTTGGCAAAAGCAGGGACCGTGCCGCCCAACTGCACCTGACCGTCAACAATCAGTTTGCCGGTGACAGTTTTGTTGGTGCCGGACGTAGTACCAAACAGCGTCTCGCTCCAAGTCGTGCCACCGTTTACTGAATAGAAAACATTTTCTACTAAGTTCGTAGACGCATTAGTTACCGAAACCCGAAGATTTCGGTTAGTTGCCGTAATTGGCGCATCGCCAGGGCCGCCTAAAACCTCGATAAAAGCATAGCGACCCACCCCCCAAGACGGCGCATTAGTCGCTGTAACAGCGTCGGTGAGGACGGTGAACTTGCAGCCGGGGACAAGGTTGTTGAAGTTGAAGACGGCGTTAAGGAAGAGGTCACGAAAGTTGGCATTATCTCGTACAAGAAATGCCTTCACCTCCCCAACCTGATTGCCGCTTAGGTTGTGAAACAAGCGGCTGTCGGTCGGCGTTAAGGTGCTGTTGAGATCGGTAATTTGATACTCAAGTTTGGTCGCTAGAGATCCAACCGTATAGCCCGTGTAGGCAATACCGTAGCAATTCATCGGACCAGACACGTTGCTAACAACCATCTTGGTGCCAGCGGTCTTGCCGTTAATTTGCTCCATATCGGTTTCAAGGATGGAGCGCGTGAAAGCGGTGGTAGCCAAGCCACCCGTCGCCTCAACAACCAAACCGTCAATAACCGTTTCGGAATATGCCGACGTAGATTCCTGTACCAGAATCGCAAAGTTCGGCATATCTACTTCGGTCTTGAGCGAGCCGCCCATGCACTTGCCCAACTGCGGCAAGTTAGAAACGCGCTGCTGGAACGCAACAGGGCGGTGACTGACGCCCAACGGGCTTACGCCACTGTTCTTTTTGTATTCAAACGTCGGCTCGATGATCAAACCGTTGCCCGATTGAAAGTCCACGTCGTGACCGTTGATGATCGAAACGTGGTACTGCCGCTTGAAGTACGGATTGATAAGCGTCGTATCGGAGCATTGTGACTTGACGCTGCGGCCTTGGCAGTCCACAAACGTGCCACCTTGGATCGTAACCTTGCCGAGCGTCTGCACAGCTGGAGAGGCGGCATTGTTCTCGCCGAATACCTTAATGCCGTCAGCATCGACGCCGCTAGTGCCGTTCGGGCAAAGCACGTTGATGATAACTGGATCGCAGATGTAGCACTCGCCAGCCAACGCGGTTACCGCGATACCATAACAGGCGCCGCCAGAAGTGTTAGTGCGCGCCACGTTTTCAACACGCGGCGAGTTCATAAATATCTGCTCGAAGCGACCTTGGACTAGGATGCCGCCGTTCTCATAGGTAGCCGCCGGGTCAACAGCGAGACAGTCGTTTACCGTGACAGCAGATGAGAAGCTAACCGATCCGTAAAGAGTCGCAGATCCGGTGTAGATCTCAATACCAACAGCGGCCTTGTTGTTGCAGTTAATCGTCAATGGGCCGCCCGTAATTGAAGCGCTAGTTAACCCATTAATTCCGCAAAAGAAAACCTGTCGGAACGCAGTCGCTGATCCAGACACTTGAATCGTGACTGGGCCGTTGCAGTAGATATGGAACGCGCCATCTGCAATAGAAGCGTTTAGGCCAATGTACCCAGAAATGAGGTAATTGCCTTCCAACATAACCGCTCGACCGAGCGGGATGGCGTAGGCAAAAGTAGCGCGTAGGGCAAGCGTATCGTCGGCGACGCCATCGCCAACCGCGCCAAAAGCACCCGGAGTAATGAACTGGCTAAAAAATCCAGACGCAACTTTCTTGGTTGTGCCGCCCTGAACAACCGGCACTTCTTCGGCGCCAGTCAGCGGGGTAGTTGCCGCCGGAAGTTGCGAAATTTTAATAGTTGACATGCCAAATCCTCAGAACGTGATGGAGCCACTGCTCGTCCATCTGTAAATACGATATCCGCCGGAGACAGTTACAGTCGGTGAGCCAGTTGTTGCCGTTGCCGCCGGATAAGTGTCTGCATATCGAATAATTACAACACCGGAGCCGCCTGCGCCACCAGCGCCGTACCCCGCTAAAACGTACCCGCCGCCACCACCGCCACCGCCTGTGTTGGCTGTGCCAGCAGCGCCAGTCGTGTTGTTATTTGTTCCGTTACCACCGCCGCCAGCACCGCCAGTACCAGCGGTTTGGTTGTCTTGAATTCCACCACCGCCACCGCCAGCGTAGGTTACAGAAGACCCCGAAATGGATGACGCCGTGCCTGCGCCGCCGTTACCGCCAGTGGTGCCAGTTCCATTTGAACCAACTGCGCCCGCTCCACCACCGCCGCCTGCCCCGTATCCCGGTGCGCTAACTTGACCATTACCGCCATTGTTTCCTTGAGAGGGAGATGTGCTGGGAGTATTTCCAGCTCCTCCACTTACGGGCGCACTGCCAGCAGAACCACCACCACCGCCAGAGCCGCCATTTTTTCCGGTAGGAGTGTTGTTGCCGCCACCTCCGCCGCCTCCAGTAGAAGTAATGGTGCTAAATACGGAATCGCTTCCGTTAGTCCCGCTGCCTCCTGTTCCGCCTCCGCCTGCACCGCCAGCGCCGACAGTAACAGTGTATGGCGTTCCAGCAGTTACGGAAAATCCAGTTCCAGTACGAAACCCACCACCACCGCCGCCACCGCCGCAACTGCCGCCACCACCGCCGCCAGCAACAACAAGATACTCAACGGTTGGGGTTACGCCCGGCGCACCTTTAGCAGCAAGCAGTATTTGCTGGATACCAGACATATTAGGTTACGTTACCCGAAATCACGCAAACCGTGCCGCTGATAAAGAGAATCGTAGCCACGCCTCGCGTAGCCAGCGTGACCGTAGCCTTGTCCGCATCGGTGCCTGCGATGTACGCAGTCGTAATCGTGCAAGTAATGGTGATATTGCCAGAGGTGTTGTTAAACACCGACACAATGTCGCCAGAGGCAAACGTCGCGTCAGGGATCGTAATGCTGCCGCCAGTGCCGACGCCGACAAACTTGCCTACGTCGCTAGTTGCCAACGCATAAGAAGTCGTTTTATCCGAACCTGATTGCGGAACCTTGCGAAAGCCTACAGCGTTAGTGCCGTCAGCCGTGCAGTTAGACAAGTTACCCGAGGTTGGTGTGCCGAGTACCGGCGTCACCAAGGTTGGGGTATTGGCAAACACCAACGCGCCCGTACCCGTCTCGTCCGTCATCGCAGCGGCAAGGTTGGCGCTCGATGGCGTACCAAGCCATGTTGCTATGCCCGTACCAAACGAGGTTATTCCGGTGCCGCCATTAGCAACAGGCAACGTCCCTGTGACGTTTGCGGTCAACGAGCAGTAAGCGGTTGAAGACGATCCGGTGCCGCCGTTAGCAATCGTAATAGGCGTGCCGAGGTAGCCGACGATATTAGCCACCGTCAGTTTGTAGTTTGCTCCAGATCGAGCAATGACCGTCTCGTCGGTTGCTAATGCCGGTGCGCCTGAAGGCAGTGCGCTGATTTTAGTGTCGGCCATTAGACGGGCGCTCCTTCAACTTCTGCCCAAGCCTGTGCGGCCTCATCCCACGAATACATTTTACCGTCTTGCGGCATCGGCACCGGAGCCTGCCATTGAGCATTGGCGTCCAGCGTCCATGACGGATACGGCTTCGGCGCTACAAAAGCGTCAAGATCGGCGTTGTAGGTGTAGCCAATACCGGCATAGTTCTTGCGGAAGTTGCCGTTATACGAGGTTTGCTTCCAAGTGCCGCCCAGCAGGCGCTCAAGGTAGGCAGCACCGATATGCTCTTTCTCAACGCCCTGCGCGTCAGCGGTGTCTTTGTTGTCTACCACAACCACGCGAAGCACGACGTTGTTGGAATCCAATTCAGCAAAGTGAGCCATGTCAGTTCCTCAAGTGCAATGCGGTCAGGCTTTCTTCCTCGCCAACGTAGCCAACCGGAAATGTATTGAACGCTAATGATACCCGCTCGTCGCCCTGCACGGTTTCAACCATGTGCGTCAGGCTGGACGGAAACAGCATCAGATCGCCTGCGCCAACCTCAAACCACCACGACTCGCTGTTGTGCAAGTTCCATTGGTCGGTCGGCAGTTTGATCTGCTGGTAGCCGTCTTTGTAAAAGTAAATCTTGTCGCGCTCACGGGCTGCTTTTAGGTACAGCACACCGGAGACAAATGAGTTTGGGTGAGCATGTTTGTGGTGAAACTCACCCGCCTTGGTGTAGTTCAGCCATGACTGGGTAAGCCGCAGCGATACGTCATGCTTCGGCGCATAGATGGCCTTCAGATATTCCGCAACGCAGACTTCCGTGAACTCCCGCAGTTTGGCAAGCGTATCGTGTTGCAAAACGTAACGGTCGTCGCTGGTCGTGTTGCCCATGTTTTTGTGCGTCGGCTGCGAATCCACAAACGCCAATTCATCGGCGGTGAACTCGCGGCCAATCTCAAACTTGGCAACCGGCGTCGGAAATATGCTGTACAGATTCAAGCAGCAAGCCCCTGCTCGATTTGCGCCATGTGTTCGTCAAACGCCTTCTGTTGCTCGGGCAGCAAAATGGTGTTGATAGATTCCTCGAACAAACGAATCTTTTCGATGGTTTCCATCACTTCTTCAACGGATGGACACGGGCGCGGATCTTCCCAACGGGTAAAACCAACGCCGCCCGTAAACTCCCACTTTGCACCCGGTCGCAGCAGATGCACCGCTGTGTCGATGCCGACTAACTGGTAAGCCTTCATTAGTAGTTCACCTTGATGATGACAATACCGGAACCGCCAGCCGCGCCTGCGGAATTTGGTTGTGGATGCCCACCACCGCCACCGCCACCGCCTGTGTTTGCAGTTCCGGCTGTTGAGTTTGTTGCAGTAGATTTAGTTGCGCCGTTTCCACCGCCACCAGAACCACCCGTTCCACCTGTGCCGTAGAAAGCGCCACCACCGCCACCGCCTGCATAAGTAACGGACGCGCCAGAAATAGTTGACGACGTTCCTGCGCCGCCTGCGCCGCCACCACCGGGCGAGGTGTTATCAACGCCTTGACCACCAACGGCAGAAGCACCGCCGCCACCGCCGCCGTTATATTTATCGGCGCTCGGGCTGCCGCCACCGCCATTATTGCCTTGAGACGGAGATGTACTTGGCGTGTTACCAGAGCCGCCGGGGCCGCCAACTGACGGGCCGTCACCGCCGCCTCCTCCACCGCCACCGGAACCGCCACTCAATCCAGTAGTTGTAGAAGCAGAACCACCCCCACCGCCGCCAGCAGAAGTAATTGTGCTAAATACAGAATTGCTGCCGGTAGTGCCTCTGGCCGATGGAGTAAAAGCACCGTCTGTGCCAGCGCCGCCAGCGCCAACAGTAATGGTGTATTCGGTTCCAGCCGTGATTGACAATGCTGTTCCGGTGCGGAACCCGCCAGCACCACCGCCGCCACCTAATGTGCCACCACCGCCACCTCCGGCAACTACGAGGTAATCAACGCTTACCGCGCCGACAGGAGCAACCCACTTCTGCGTGGACTTAAAGGTAAAGACCGAGGTTGAAGGGACTTCGTATTTGAGGATGACGATACCGGAGCCGCCAGCCGCGCCAACGTAATTTACAACGAAACCTGACGCGCTTCCCGCGCCACCGCCACCGCCAGTATTGGCTGTGCCAGCGTTACCAGCGCCGCCACCAGAAGCACCAGCATTTCCACCGCCGCCAGACCCACCAGAACCTACTGTGCCGCCAGAAGCAGTACCGCCGCCGCCGCCACCAGCGTAGGTAACGGACGACCCAGAAATGGTTGATGCAGTTCCCGCGCCACCGTTACCGCCAGTCGTTGATGTTCCGGCAGCACCCGCAGCAGAAGCACCACCGCCGCCACCAGAGCCATAGTTAGGAGCAGAATAATTTGACCCGCCGCCATTGTTTCCTTGCGAGGGCGAGGTGTTCGGTGTGTTGCCAGCGCCACCAGCAGCCGTGCCAGTACCCCCGCCGCCAGAGCCGCCAGCGCCACCGGGAATCGGGCCGCCCGGCGTACCGGGGAAAGAGCAAGCCGCGCCAAAACCGCCTCCAGCAGACGTAATGGTGCTGAATGTAGAACTACCACCAACACCGCCGGGACTTGTTCCGTTTGCGCTCGCTGCGCCTCCAGCGCCGACAGTTACGGTGTAGTCAGTTCCAGCGGTTACAGACAAGCCTGTGCCAGTACGAAAACCTCCGGCACCGCCGCCACCACCGCCGCTTCCAGAGCCAGCGTTAGCACCACCACCGCCTGCGCCACCAGCGACTACAAGGTACTCAACGCTTGTTACGCCAGCCGGGGCTGTCCACGTTCCAGTAGCAAGAAATGTTTGAACAATAGTGTTACCGCCACCAGACGAACTGCCTACTTTTGATCGCAAAGCAATTATGGCGCCCAAGCCAAGCGGCAGGCCATTTCGCATCGGTACGCCGAAGTAACGAGCCATTGACTTAGTTCTGGTTAATCGGCTTTGCGTAGACCGTGCCGCCAGCAGACACCTGAATGGCGCTTACACGCCACGGAGCGCCCGTACCAGCAGGAACTAAAAACGGAATCGGAGTGTTAGCCGGAACCGGCGTGCTGCTGGTCGTAGCGGTAACGCCAACGCCAACTGCCACGTATGCATCAGACGAACACCACACCACAACGCCCTGCGGGCCGGGGTCCCAAGTAGCGGTTGAACCAGCAGTACCCGTGTAGGCCGCAGTTCTGGCTGGGAACAGACTGTCAGCAAGGGGATTAAGAAGTTCCATGTCGTTACCTCAAGCCAGAAATTTCAATTTGTAAATGGTCGATAGGTACAAGCCAAATATGGCGTCCATTAAATTTTGCAGCGTTGTGTCGTCTTTATCGACGACCTTATACCGCATTTCCTCAAGTTCTTTAAGCTCCTTCTCCAGAAAGTCAAGCACGTTGTTAGACTTCTGAGCGGAAGCTAAAGCGATCGGGCCAATCAACCCATAACGACCCTGATACGCCTCGGCAAAGTCGTCTGCAAGGGGGATAACCCCCTCGTAAAACTTCTGTAGCGCCTTGTGCTTGGCGTAATTACGGGTATTTAAGTGCGTGGAATGGGCAACATCCCGCGCCAGAAACAGCCGTCCGATAAAGACTTCGCATGTCATTGCGGCGGTAACTCCATCGGCATTGCGGTTTCACGTGGAACTGGCGCTACAAGATCACCCGACGTCATCATGCCACTAATAGTGCCCATCACTATGTCCTGTATTTGCTCAGGCGTCATGCCAGCTTGGACGGTGCTAATGCGTTTAGTCTCCGCGTCGTACTCTTTAACGCGTACTTCACGCTCGTCGATCGACTTCTGCACGCTGTCGAGCATGACGCGCATCTCTTGCATCTGCTGCTTGAGCGCGTCGTTTTCCATCTTGACGGCTTGCAGCGCTGGATCCTCTTCATCCTCAAGAATGCGCGGCTCGATCGTCTTTTGCAGGCGCTTGGCAATCTCTTGAGCGCCCGGCCAGTCCATATTCTTGACGAACAGGTCACCGGCGACGTTCCACAGCTCAGGATTGGCCTGCAGAATCTGCGACATGGCGTCCATCGCTTCCTGGCGCTTGGTCAGGTACGACGGGCCCGTCGTGACTGCTACGTCGTACTTACCGACCGACGGGTTGTAGATCTTCTCGATGACAATGCCCGCCTCGTTGACGACCTGGCGCACGGCCTCTTCCTGCGTCGGGTCGATGCGCACCGTCGACGTTTCACCGTCGATACCAATGATGCGCGCGATGCGCTGCGTGTCGTAGATCTTCGGGATCAAGTCAATAAGTTGGCGCGTCCCGTAGCGTATAGCGCGAGCTAAGTTGTCAACGTAGTGATATGAACCTGTGTCGCCTTGCCGTTCACGCGCCAAGATGGCCCGCCCGGAGCGCTCGTTTGACGTCTCTCCAAGGCTAGAATCGTAGTACCCAGTGGTCGATTTAATGTCGTCCGAGGCGCCCATTTTGGCCTGAATGAGCCCCGTTTGGGCCAACGGCGGCTGCGCGCGCTGCGGCAGCGGCAAAACGGCACCTTGACCGTCGGTGACGTCGGGATTGACCTCCAAATACGGCCAATTTGTCGTGTTGGCGGTCTTCCACTGGTGCTCGTAGCCTTCAAACTGACCGCCGTAGCCAATAAAGGGCGCTTTTGGCGCCAGCGCGAGCATTTCAGCCTCTTGCGACACCCAATAGTTGTACATTCTCTGGGCATCTTTGGCGTTTCTGACCAAACCCGAGATGTAAATGCGGCCATCGACTTCAAATTCGTTGCCGATAACGCGAATAACCGGGATCCACTTGCCCGGCCAGTCTTGTTCTTCGAGAATTTCGTAGCCGTTGGTCTTCATCCACTTAACTTTGCGGATTTCGACCTCACGGATGCGCAGCGGACGCACCCCCATCATCTCCATCTGCCGCGCCATCGGTGATCCAGCGTAGGCAGTTTGGTTGTTGGGGTACAAATGCAGCGTTGCTTTCTCGTACGTGGCGTAAAAATACTCAGCGATACGCACTGAGTCTTCCATGATCCACTGCGAGAGCTGCTCGTCGCCTACGCCGCGCGTTGAAATGGATGAAATCGGTTCGGCGTTCGGAAACAAACGCTCAAACTCGTCTTTCGGCATGTCTTCGGTAATGAAGCAATACTCAGCGTCCGATCCGCACGGGTCTTGAATGTGCGGATCCATGTAGACGCTGAACGAATTACGAATGCGCTGCAGACGAAGGTCTTGATCAAAGCTCGTATCGTCGCAGTATTCCGTCAAAATGCGGAAATACCCTTCGCCGTAGGTTACTTGGTTGTCGCATGCCGTGTCGTACACTACGTCGGCATCGGACATGTACTCGATGTGGCGAACCACACCGTTGAGTACTTCAGCGACCTCAATATCCGCTTGGTCATCGACCGGAATGACCTTGCCTGACGGGCGATTTTGACGCTGGTCGTTTGTGACTTGACGCACATGCTGCGGCAGCTTGTTGATCGTCAAGCACGGTCGCGCGTTGATCGTCTGTCCCTGCACCGCACCGCGTGTGGCGAGCACTTCTTGCGGCCATTGCCAGCGGTTGTCGGGCGAGCCTGCCATAAAGCGCAAGTCATCAAGCTCGCTATCTCTTGAGTCACTGTACGCCGACAACGACTGTTCCAGACGGTCGCGCATGCGCGCCAACACATCAGCGGCGTCCTTAGTGCGACGCGATTGCGGACTGTTGGCGACTTGCGCCGCGCCTTTCATGCCTGTCGGGTCTTGAGCCATGACTTACTTCTTGCCTTTCTTTGCCGCCGCGCGACGCTTCACAGAATACGCAATCGCAGCCGCTTGAGCGGGCTTTTTCCCTGAGCGAATCTCGGCCGCGATGTTCTTACGAAACGCGGCTTTGCTGGACGATTTAACCAGTGGCATTAGCGCATGCCTCCGCGACCTCGCGGACGCACCGGCGATGAACGAAAGTCCACCGTTGTGCGAATAGCATCGTCACTCATCTCGCGCTTTGGTGCGCGAGGCTTTTGCATTTTTGGCGCGCTTTGACGGCTGTTTTGAATCATGTCGCCCACCGTTGCTCCGGGGGACACACCGATCAGAAGTCTTTTTCCGTACATAGGATTTACCTTTTCTTGGCGGTTTTGGCGGATTGTCTAAAGGCTTTGGCTGTAGGGGCACCTTTAGTGCCAGGTTTACGCATTTTCTCACCAGAGCCTGCAGCGATGCGCGCACGCTTTCGATGAATGTTCTCATAAAGTCCCCGTTTTGCGGCCATTAGCTGCACTTCCATCTTTTGAGTGATGCTTTAGCCCGTTCTGCTGGGCCTTTAGCGTTACGAACGACGCCTTTCATTCTCGCGCAGAACGACTTTTTACGTCCGGCGTCAGCCTTGGTCTTAGGGTTGGGTGCTGGCGCCTTTAGGTTACTGCCAGTGGCGCGGTTGTACTTGGCGCGTCCTTTGGCCGTCAGGCCAGCGCCAGCTTTGGTCGACTGCTTCTCGCCGCGTCCTACGGACAACGACACCGACTTGCGAGCCATTACGCCCCCATCCAGCTACCGACGCTGCCGCCTTCATTGACCGCAATGCGCCTAGCTTTCTCTCTATATTCGCGCTGCGCGAGCGGAAATGCAAATGTCACTGCGAGCGCATCGGCCGCATCGGGGCTCGCCAGCCCCCGCGCCTTCATCTCCTTCTTCCCTTCTAAGAAGATAGTGCCCGACGAGTTGGGCTTCTGCGTCGGCCCGGTCAGGTCGCTCTTAAGCTGCCGATCGCTTGGTATGTGCCCCTCGCGCAGCCACTCGCGCATGTTGCCCCAGAGTTCCGCGCGCTTGTTGCCCCACATCACCGGGTTCTTTGCCTTCCACCCGAAGTTGACCCCGCGCACCTTGTAGCGCTGCTCCTTGAGCCGATCCAATATGCCGTACCCAAGGCCGCCCTCGTCGATGACGGTAAACACCGGGTTGAACTCCTCGATCGCGTCGATCACGCGACCAACCGTCGTCATGGTGTCCTCACCCTTGTAGCGCTTGATGGCGATAATGTCCCGCCCTTGCCGCGCGACAATCACGGTGCTGTCGGAGCCCGAACGCGCAGGGTCGACCCCGAGCACGATCGGCGCCGTCTCGTCCTTCCAACGCGGGCGGTTGCACGCCGCCTCGACGACCGCCGGGCCGATGAACTGATCGTCGCCCTCCAGCGGAAACTGACCGTACACCTCGATGCGCGCCTCGGGGCTGTCGGCGCCGTACTCGTCGATAATCTGTTGGTAGACCATCTTGTCGGTGTCTTCCACCTCGCGCGCGTCGATGTTTTCCGTTTGCCAAAACGCCCGCTTGGCGTTGAAGCACTCAAAGAAGTACCCCTCGTTGCGGCGCGGGTTACTAAACGCGCACCAGAATCGGTGCGGTGTGTTCTCCGTAAAGAACCCCGCCGTCACCGCCCAGATGGGGTCAGGTATGCCGCTCGCCTCGTCGAAGATGACGAGCACGCCGTCGTGGTTGTGCACGCCCGCGTACGCGTCTGGGTTCTCCTCGCTCCAGAGCCGGCCCTCGACCGACCAATAGCGCGTGCCTTTCTTGAGGTCGCGCTCGACCAGCTCTGCGATCCACTTGGCCGGCATCACCCGCGTGGCGGACACCTCGAACCAGTGGCTGTTGATCAGCAGCGCAAGCCACTTGGTAATTTCGGCCCATGTGACCGAGCGCAGCTGCGCCTCGCTGTTGGCTGAGATGATGGTTGTCGAGCCTATCCTGGTGGACAGCATCCACAACGTGATCCAGCTGACCAGCGCCGACTTGCCGATACCGCGACCAGAGGCAACCGCCCTGCGCAGCACCTCGTACGCCTCGCGGGTCTTGTTGGCCTTTATATGCTCGGCAAATTTGCGTAACTCTTTGCGCTGCCATTTACGCGGGCCGCTGAAGTGTTCTAGCGGCGTGCCGCTCTGGCCCCACGGAAACGCAAACAGCACGAACGCCTCGGGGTCGTCCTTGATCGCGGGCGACCAGAGCTTGCTCATGAGCAGCTCTTCTTGGTCAGCGCTATAGATCGGCGTTTGCATGCGTGGGTTGGTCGATGGTTAGTGGTGCCCGGTCATCTTGAGCCAAGCGGCCAGCAATGACGCGCGATTCCGCCTCTCGCAGTGCTGCCGTGATGCTGATCTGCTGCTGTATGTCGACTTGCACCTGTTGCTTCGCCACCCAGCCGTGCACATGCGTGAGTATGGAGAGGGCAGCTTTAGCGTCCCCTTGACGCGCGGCTTCGCGGAGTTGCGTGGCGGCTTCAACGTGTCCATCGGCGCGTCCCTTCTCTTCGGCTAGTTGGGCCATTGGATCTAGCTGGCACAAACGGCGGTATTCGATCGGCAACAACCCTGCCGCCAACGCCAACGTATCACCTTTCAACCCGAGCGCGGCGGCGTCGTAAATTGCCTGCAGCGTCTTTTCGGTTGCTTTCACCTCGCGCGGCGCGAATGGCAAAGACTTTAAGGACATGGCTGAAGGTTACTGGATGAAAGCACAGGGCTGCAAGCGTGATGGCTAAAAAATAAAAAAATTTCTTGTGAACGCTCCCCGTAATTTTGACCGGGTGGCCTCGGGCCCTACCCCCCGGCCATCGGCCGGCGGCCGCCAGCGCCCAGCCCGCCAGCCCAGAGCCCGGCGCCCCCAGCCCCCAGCCCGCCAGCCTGCCGGCATCGAGCGCCGCGCGCGTCGCCTGCCGGCGTTGGGTCATTTGGGTCATGGCGTGCGAGCCGGTGCGGGCGCTCGAGCACCAGGGCGACGGCGCGCGCTTGAGCACCAGGGCGACCGGCCTTTGGGTCATTTGGGTCATGGCCGCTCGATGACCCAAATGACCCAAAGGCATGGGGGGCGCGGTCATGGCGGCATGGGCGCTTTGGGTCATTTGGGCACTTTTGCCATCGAAAAAAAGTCGATGCGCCGCTTCATTGTGCGCCGCTGCAGCTCACCGCTGTACGCCTATACAGTATAAGAAGACTTTTTAAATTTAATCAAAACCTATGACCCAAATGACCCAAAACCCCCTCGCGCCCTATGAAAATAGGCTCGAGCGCTTAGGCAATTCTCGCCGCGCTCATAACCTAAACATCACCCAAATGACCCAACATTCGCGCGCTCGAGCAACTATCCGCCTGTTGGTCACGTTATAAAAAACTATTTGACGCCATATCGGCGCGCGCTCATGATGGCGCCATGTTCAACGTCATTGAGGTGAATCACATGTGTACAAAGAAAATCAAACTGTCGCTGACTGTCGAGCAAGCCTGCTATGTCGAGGACGCCATTTCTAATCGCATGGTTGGCCTATACGACGGCGCAACCGACGGCGAGCGCGCCCAGCTCGATAAAGAATATGCCGCGCTTCAAACCGTGTGGCGCTCGATTGTCGATGCTGTCAACCGCACCGCCAAGCTCTAACCCATCCCCCCAACCCGGAGCACTCAACTAATGAACAAAACCGAACAACGCGAGCTGGCACAAGCTCGAGCCGTCGCCGCCACCATGCCGGACTACGCCGCGCGCGTGATCGCCATCATGCGCCGCTCGACGCGCAATAACGTCACCCTCGCCATGACGGCGGCCGCGATCGCGGAGCACAAGCTCGAGGCCTATTTCGAGCCCGGCACCAACTACATGCTGGCGGTGCGCTCATGAGCGCGCCGCTGTCCGATCGCGTGCTCGAGGCGCGCGATCGCATCACGGCGACGATCGCGCACCCAACCACTAGCGACTGGTTGCGGCGCGCGCTGATCGACGCGCTCGAGCGCGATCCGCTCGACGCGCGGGCGGATGCGTTCCTGCTGCACATGCTGTTGCGCGAGCTAGTCAATGCCACCCATGAGGCCATGGAACTTGACTATGAGCTGCAAGAGGCGGCCGCGCTCGACGCCGCGCTCGAGGTGACGCCATGAGCGCCCGCCAGCTCTCCAACGCGCTCGCCATTGCCGGCTGCGGCGCGTTCCTAGCCGCCGTCTATCTGGGCGCGCTGTCGCTACTGATCGCCAGCACGGCCGTTGTCGCGCTGGCGTGCGTTATTGATCACATTCGCAAGTAACCCACACTCGAGGACACTACATCATGAGCACTCTGCAACTGAATTTGACTGTATCGCTGGCCACCCTGCGCGCTGCGCGCACGCACTCGGCCGAGGGCGACATTCGATCTTATTTGAACGGCGTCTATCTCGACGTGACGGCCGGGAAGGTCGTCGCCAGTGACGGCCACCGCATGCTGGTGATCTCGGCGCCGTATGTTGCGCATGCGCGAGCGTACGATAAAGCGGTCATGCCGCCGGAGCTGCGCGCGGGCGTGATTATCCCAAACGACGCGATCGACGCCGCGCTTAAGCTCTACACTGGCGAGTACCAGCGCGGCAAGCGCCTAGGCGACGTCGACGTCGTCATCACCCTGCGCTGGGTGCGCGAGCCCGACGCGACGCGCGCAGACGTGCACATTATCCGCGCGCCAGAAGGCACGATCGCCGTACCTAACGGCGGCGCTGTCGGTTTCCGGCCGCTCGATGGGCAGTTCCCACAATGGCGCCGCGTCATGCCGGCGGCCGATCAGCTGGGCGCGCTCGAGCTGTCATGTACAAATTGGCAATATGTCGCCGACGCGTGCGACGCGTTTGCCATCCTGCGCAATAAACAGAAAAAGCACGCCGGCCAGCATGCGGTGCGCATACATACGCGCGGCACGTCGCCGGCGATCATCACGGACGGCCAGCCCGACGCCGTCGCCGTCGTCATGCCCATGCGCGGCGAGATCGGCGCCGGCGCGCTTGAGGACGCGCTCGCTGAGGCGCACGCCGACACCCCAGCGCCGACGCCCGCAGACGTCGACGCGGCCGCTTGATCATCACCACCATACTAGGAGCACACAACATGCAATCGACTGAACTTGACTTGACTGCCGACGTGATCGACGTGCGCGACGTGATCGCCCGCATCGAAGAGCTCGAAAACGAGCGCGACGACTACATGGCGCCGAATCGCGACGGCCACATGACCATGATCGGCGCCGA